CTATTACTGGGGCTGGCTCCACCTTTAACGGTGCCTTTACTATTACAGGCACTATTCCTTGGAGCACAGGTACGACAGTTAGCCTTAACACTAACTACTACTACTCGATGATGAACCAGTATCCCAATGGTTTAAGCATTATCCAATATGCAAAAGTAGCGGCAAATCAAAACTTTAGGCGCGTATTGCCGTATGGATCAGCGCTAGGTGCCGATACTAAAACTGCGGTGTATGCCAGTACAGCTAGTGTTAGAGAAGCTGCAATGATCTTAGCCGTACAAATATGGCAAAGCAGGCAAGTGCCTAACGGCGGCGGTATGGATTTAGCAATGGGGCCAGCACCATTTCAAATTGGTAATACTCTCATGGCTCGCATCAGGTCACTTATTGCGCCCTATTTAAACCCTAACGCGATGGTCGGCTAATGACAGTTGCACTCACTACCCTAAGAACCACACTCGCAACGGCGCTGGCTAATGCTGGAGTGTGGCAAGTATTTAGTTTTCCACCACCTACTCCACTGCCTTTTAGCGTGATTATTTCTCCAGGTGATCCGTATTTAACACCTAGTAATAATTCATACAACACTATTTCACCATTGGCTACCTTCCGCCTTGTAATGACACAGCCATTACTAGATAACGCTGGAAACCTTATTGGTATGGAAGACATGATTGTTGCAGTATTTAACAAACTATCCGCATCAAGTTTAGTTATAAATGTGACAGCGGTAAGTGCGCCCAGCGTACTTAATGTAGGCAATTCTGATTTATTGACCTGTGATATATCTATTTCAATACTAACGAGCTGGAGCTAACAATGGCACTAACAGATGAAGAGAAAGCATTTTTAATCAAGATTGGCCAAGAGCTGCCAGTCGAGGTTAAAGACACAAAACCAAAAGAAACACTAACTAAAGAAAACGAGGTATGACCAATGGCAATTTACTTGTCAAACGGCGTGGTCGTTACGCTAAATAGCGTGGCCCTGTCGGATCATGTTACAAGCGCGACACTAAATCGTGTTTTTGATGAACTTGAAGTAACCGCTATGGGTAAAGAGTATTGCCCACTCGCTGCGTAAGCGGCGATGAAAATTACTGCGCTATATCGGTGAAGGCCCCCAATTAAAAAAAGGGTTAATACCGAGGCAACCTGCGAAAGCAGAGAGTCCGTAGAGACTACACGCGCAGCCCCTAGCAATAGGGTGAAGATATAGTCCGAGCTATACCAATGGTAAAGGTATAGAGGTTAGCAGAAATGACTAGCCCGCCTGAAAAGGTAGTAACAATATGGATACTGCACACAAGTTTGTTAAAGGTTTAGAGGCAAGCACTGTCACGCTGGACTTTTTAAGTGATACAGCTGCCGCTAATGTCAATGCAACGCTGCAAGCTGCTTGGGGTACAACAGTGCCACTTACCCTAAAGCAGACAAGCGCCGCAACCTCAGCGACTAACCCTCTTTACTCAACCACAATTTTGGTAAATAACACTACCGATATTAACGGCGCTGTAGCAGACATAGCTACTCAATCAATTACTTTTACATGTAACTCTGTCGTAGTAATCTCTACTTCATAACTAACTAAGCAAAGGGGCTAAAACAATGGCTAAATTAAAAATCACAAGGGCTAACGGAGATGTAAGCGAACACGCTATAACTCCTAAGATTGAGTACGCCTTTGAGTTGTATGCAAAAAAAGGTTTTCACAAAGCCTTTAGAGATGATGAAAAGCAAACAGATGTCTACTGGTTAGCGTGGGAGTGCCTGCGCTCCAGTGGCATTGTCGTAGATACTTTTGGCGCTACATTTTTGGAGACATTATCTAAGGTCGAGGTCTTAGATGATGACCCTTTGGGGTAGTGGGGCGTGGATCCTTTGGTTACCTGGTTGCTCAGCTAGCCGTTGAGACAGGGATCCCACCCCAGTACCTCTTAGAACTAGATCAAACTATGTTTAGAAATATATTAAAAGTTTTAGAAGATCGAGCAAAGGATATGGAAAATGCCAGCAAGCGTAAAGGGGGCCGTTGATCTACAAAAAGCCCTGCGCAAGTTTGCACCTGACTTAGCTAAAGATATTCAAAAAGAGTTGGCTGGTTTGTTACGGCCTGTGACAGTTAAAGCAAGAGGCTTTATTCCTAGTACCGCTCCCCTATCAGGCTGGGGAAAGGAAAGTAAAACAGGGATCTTTCCTCAGTGGGATGGCCGCGCAGCTAGGGCAGGAATTGGATACAAAACAACACCATCTAAAACTAATAAGTCAGGCTTTAAATCGCTGGCCCGTATTGTCAATGCAAGCGCCTCAGGTGCCATCTATGAGACAGCAGGGCGAGTAAGTCCTAATGGTAGAGAGCAAGCGCCTATGGCTACGGTTGTAGCCCCAGGTAATGCCAATTTTGGTAAGTCAATTAGATCAGGTACGAAGAGCCAATCTAAAAGCAATAACCCTGGCGCTGGCAATATGTTTATAGAGGCCATGGACATATACTCACAAATAGTAAACGCTAACGATGCTGTAGGCCCAGGTCGTAGATCTCGTAAAATGAAAGGCCGCGCAATATTTAGAGCGTGGAAAGAGGACGGCGGTAAGACTAACGCGGCTGTACTCAAGGCTATAGAGGACTCAAAGGCAAAGTTTTATAAAGCAGTAGGGTATAAATAATGGCCGCCGATTCCGCAATTAGTGTAATTATAGCGGCCGAGTTTGTCGGCAAGCAAGCTTTTAAAAGCGCTGAAACTTCAACAGAAAAACTAAACAAAAGTGTTAAGAGCCTAGCTAAAAGTTTAGGTCTAGCTTTTAGTGTGGGTTCTGTTTTGGCTTTTGCCAAGGCCTCAGTTAGGGCTGCCGCAGAAGATGAAAAGGCTCAAAAGCAATTAGCACTAGCATTAAAAAATGTTGGCTTAGGCAGAGATATAGCAAGCTCTGAGGAATACATAAGTCGCTTACAGACAGAATTTGGAATTCTCGATGACGATTTGAGGCCCGCCTATCAGAGTCTAGCGATAGCTACGCGATCATCTAGTGAGGCACAAAATCTCTTAGGAATTGCTTTAGATGTCGCAGCCGCTAATTCGCTTGATGTGGTTGCAGTCTCAAAAGCCCTAAGCAAGGCATACCTGGGCAATAACACGGCCCTAGCTAAATTAGGCATAGGCATAACAAAGGCTGATCTAGCTACTAAATCTTTCGACGAAATTATGAACGATTTAGCCAAAACCTTTAAGGGTGCTGCCAGTCAATCTGCTAATACTTTCTCAGGCAAGATGGCTAAATTAACTGTCTCTATTGAAAATGCAAAAGAGGTATTAGGTAAAGGTCTTATAGATAGTTTTATGATCCTTACCGACTCTGCTGGTATTGAGGAATTACAAGTTAAGATCGAAAACTTTGCTAACTCTGCATCTGAGGGTATGAAAAAACTAGCAGGCTTTATTAAAGAAAACTCAACAGAAATAAAGATATTTTTGGCGATTATGACTGCTACCTTTGTTTCTACAAAAGTTATAGCAGGAATAGCTGCAACTGTAACTGCTATTGGCACAATTAAAAAAGCATTTACCGCTTTAAGAGCTAGTGCCATTGCTACGGCTATTGCCTCTATGTTCGCCCTAAACCCTTATGGCGCAGCTTTTCAGGTAGCCGCAATGCTGGCACTTATTGGAGTTACAATTAAGGCGGTAGATGCGCTTGCAGATGCCTATAACAATGCCAATGACGCTAAAAACAAACTAGGCGATCCTTTTGCTCAAAGTGGACTAGATCATTTAAGAGAGCTAGAGTCTAGATATAACAAGTCATCCCTTACAGAGAAAAAGAAACTTACAGCAGAAGAATTGAAGCAACTTAATGCCAAAAAATTAAAGCTAGCAATAGATAAGGCCAACCTTGCTTTAGGCAAGGGGAGCGATGTTTTTGACATGGAAAAGATACAGCTGGCAGCAGCGGAAAAGAACGCGGCCGAGCAGCTAGGCAAAATAACCAGCCAGGCGCAGCTGCTACAGATCACAAACGATCTAGCGCGCTTAGAGGTTAAAAAGTCTATTTTGGCCCTAGAGGATGCAATAAAGACAAACGATGTTGCAGCTATTACGCGTGCGACGGCTAAACTAAATGCCGATCTAGGAGTATTAGGCGCTTTGACTGGTCAAGCGGTAAAACTAACTGAGATTAAAGATATTCTTGCAGCTATTGTGCCTAAAGATTTAATTAACTTAGGCAACCTAGATGCTGCTATAGCTCGGTTACTTATGATCGCCTCTTTTGGTGACGGTAGCGGCCCACCGCCACCTAACCCTATTTTGAAAGATCCTAATGTCAGTCCTAGTGGCATACCTATAGCTCTTACTCCTGCTGCAATAAATAAAATTCTTGAAAATGGCGGGTTTGTACCTATCGTGCCAGACTCAAGCGGCGGTATTGGCTATTCAGATAATGCAGGGAACTATGCCTCATCTGGTTTTCCTGGGTCTGATAAAGGCTTTAACGGTGGCGGCGGCAATATTACAGTGACTATCGTGGACAAAACCAGCGGGCTTATCCAGGTCGTACAAGATGCAGTCATAGAAAATAACCGCTACGGCAATAATCTCAACTACGCTGGGGCTATCGCATGACATTGCCAGTAATTAACGCGGTTATTAACTTTAGTACTGGGCCTGCTTTTGCCCAAGCGATGATCCTAGATACAGGTATTTTAGATACTAATGTGCTGGCTGACTCTACCGCCGTTATTGTGGATGTATCCAATGTTGTAAACAATATTGAGACAATGCGTGGGCGCAATCCCCAGGCGGATCAGTTCCAAACTGGCAGCTTAACCATGCGTATCGTGGATCAAAATGGAGACTTTAACCCGCAAAACTCTAGTTCTCCCTACTACACCTTATTGACTCCCATGCGTAAGGTTCAGATTACAGCTACTTATGCCAGCGTTACCTATCCCATCTTCTCAGGTTTTATAACTAGCTATACAACTACTACCCCAAAAAATGCCGAGGATGTTGTTTATACAACTATCACAGCTGTAGATGCTTTCAGACTGGCTCAAAATGCCCAGATAAGTACGGTGGCAGGCACTTCAGCTGGGCAACTAAGCGGGGCAAGAATTAACAATTTACTCGATGCTATTTCATGGCCCAACTCTATGCGTGACATTGATGCAGGCTTAACCACAATGCAGGCCGATCCTGGCACCGCTCGCACAAGCCTTGCAGCTATGCAGACGGTAGAGATAAGTGAGTACGGCGCGTTGTATGTAGATCCAGCAGGCTCTTTTGTATTTCAAGATAGAGATGTTACGGCTACTAGCATTGGTGGCACCCCCACGGTATTTAACGATAACGGTACAAATATCAGTTACTTTGATGCTGTCTGGCGCCTTGATGACACCCTGGTTTATAACTCAGCCTCAATCACTAGAACAGGTGGTACGGCTCAAACTGCTATAGATCAACCCAGCATAGACAAGTACTTTATTCACAGCTACAACCAGCAAAACCTTTTAATGCAGACAGATGCAGTGGCCTTAGATTATGCCCAGGCTTATGTAGCATCACGAAAAGAAACCAGTATTAGATGCGATGCTATAAAACTTGATCTTTACACAGACAATTACAACAGCGGCATTATTGCAGCCTTAGATCTTGATTTCTTTGACCCTGTAACTATCACGACTAATCAGCCAGGGGCCTCAACTCTTACTAAAACTTTACAAGTGTTTGGCGTGGCACAAAGCATCACGCCTAACAGTTGGAAAACGACCCTAACAACTTTAGAGCCAATTATTGACGGCTTTATT